ATCATGCACTTCGCCGCAGTCTCGCCCGTAACAGGATCCGTGAATGCGAAGGTCCCGGTGCCGATCTCCTCCGCGAATGTCATAACCGCCGCCAGTTCGGCTTCATCCAGCCGGTCCAGACGCAGTTCCCATCGCCGCAGCCCCGCACCGCTGATCGAATATGTCTGCCGGCTGCCGTCGAGAAATCGCACCGACTGGGTCACGAATGTGGTCGCGCGCACCAGCGGCAACTGCGCTACGGCGCCGGTCTTCAGCAATATGGGGAACGTAGCCATCGCCGCCCTTACAGACTCGCCACCACGTCATTTATCGGATGCAGATTGAGCATCGCCTCGCGCACTGCGTTCGCAATATCCGTGCTCCGGTCCATGAAGGACTGGCTGTCCATCGCGTTCACGTGAACGGTAATCTGAGGCGCAGCGCTCGTGATCTGCGACGCCGCGCTCATTGCCCCCGGCGCGGCGGAATCGCGTAATGTGTCGCTGATCTGAATACTCGGACGCGGTGTGTAGACCGGCAACGGATCCGGCTCACTCTTCGACCCGCCGGCGCCAAATAAACTCAGCAATCCCGAGACAACCGGCGACAGCAAACCGAGTCCGCTAAACCCGCCACCGAAATGACTGGCTACGTCCTCAACCGCGGAACCTCCGCCCGCCGGCGAATTCCCGGTGATCGATTGCAGATTCGCCTGCAACAACGCGGTCTGTTGCCGGAACTGCCCTTCCAGTAGCGCGATCTCCTGTGAGGCCTGCGACCAGGATGACCCTGAATCCGCACCGCCCAGCCCCACTACTATGGGAGCCGCCGCCGGAATTCCCTGCCAGCCCTGCGGCGCAATCGCTTGAAATTCTTCCTCAATGTTCCGTTGACGTGACATCTCTCTCCTCGCGCTCCATCTCCCCGCGCAGAATTACGAATGCATCTACCTTCCGCGCCGCCAACTCCAGCGTGTCCGCCATTCCCAATTGCCGGCGTATGAAGAATTCCTCCACGAACGCCAGGCTTTCGCCCGTCACCAGCGACTTTGGACACTCCTCTGCCTGCGCATGCTTCCGCGCCCACACCAGGCGAGGCGAACCGCGGTCCTCCGTCGGCAGAAACCCGCAGCGCCTCTTTTTCTCCAGGCCGGTCTTCCTGCATGCGTCGCAATTCCACCCGGCCCGGTTCGCAAACTGGAAGTGAAAGGCGACGATCAGTTTTTTATTTCGGTTTCGCTCAAACCGCACTCGGCGCGAATCGCCGCAAGCGCCTCCCGCACCAGCGGCTCCGGCCCGCGCTCCACCAGCGACTCGGGCGTTGCCGCCTCACCGTCAATCGAAAGGCCGAGCACGCCCTGCAGCCCCCACGCGAGGTACAGCCGATCCATCTGCGCGCCAAGCAGGCTCGCTTCCATGCGGTTCTTTCCGTCATTCGCGGCGTCGAAATATTCGAGTCGCGCCGCCAGTTCCCGCACGCGCGTCATCAGCTCCAGGCGCCGCGCGAAGCTCATGCGCGCAATCACGAGCTCAACGCCGGGCACGCGGTCGGATGCGACCGTCTTCCGGCTGTCCCACGCGGCCGCGCTATCCAAACGCCACCACCAGTTCGTCGTCGGTAATTCCCTGCGCCCGCGTGTCATTAAACTGCCACTTCACCCGGGTTTCGGAATCTTCGAACGTGGGCACATCCGGAATTACGCTGCGGAAGTAAACGCCCATGAGCTGGCCGGCGACCTGTCCCATCTGGAACATCACGCCCAGGGGCGATTGCTGCCGCGCGGCCTGGTACAGGGCGTTCGTTGCGAAATCATCCTGCGCGAAGAATTCGAGCGACATCAGCACTTCCCTGCCGCCCGGCGCAAGCGCGAGCGGAAGAATCGAGCCGAACTCCTTCTCGCGCAGCGCCAGATGATTGCGAACCTCCACGGATGCCCGCGTGACCGTGAACATCTGATTCGGAATTACGCCCATCCATACCTGCCCGAGATTCCCTGGAATCAGACCGTAGTCCACCGCCTCCGGCGCCGGCTCCTGCGGAAAAGCCGTCATCCCGCCCTGACCGCTCTGGAACGCCACACTGTCCACCACGTCCTGCGCCATTCCGCGAAAGATCATCTGGTGGAAATCGCCGTTCATCGAAATCGTCAAGCGGTCCACCCCGACGCCCGTAAGTACTCGCTGCACCGAATCGGCGGGATCGCGATAGTCGAACAGACTCACGCTGGGCAGTTGCGTCGAAAGCGTGTAGGTCGCCGTCGCGTTCAACGGCACGCCGGCGGCCGGCGCTGTTGCGAATGGCGCATTCACGATCACGACCTGCGGCGTCAGCACCGCCGCCACGAAGCGAATCTCGCCGTTATAAACGATGGCCTGCCCGGCCGAGAGCCCATGTTCCGAGATGAAGTAAATCGTCGACTGGGTTGATCCTACGCTCGTTGTGGCGCCTGGCCACAGCGCTCCGGACGCGCCCATCGCGGCTTCGATCATTGGGCCGTGCGGTGGCGGATTGAGCGTATCCGCCCAGTCCCGCATATACGAAATCGCTTCGAAGCTGGTATGCTGCCGAATCCCTGCCGGCAGCCCTGCCCACGTCCGCGTGCCTGTTTTATCGCGCCGCACGCTGCGCTCTCGCTGATTCTGCACCTTCAGACTCACGGCCGGAATCCGGTTCGCCGCGGTGATTGCTCCCACCTGTCCATAGCCGGTCTCCTGCGCGCAGTACCAGCGGTTCGCGTTCGACAAAATATAAGACATAAGTTATTCGCTCAGTTCCACCACGAAGCTCACCTTCGCTCGCTGTAAGAAGTTTTTCCCGCCCATCGTCACCGGCTCATAATCCACCCGGTAACCGCCGGCATAAGACGCCCCATCGCCCCAATCGCCGCGCGCCTCGCCCAGCAGCGCGCAGACCGCGTCCACATACATTTCGGTGTTTGTCTCCACCTCCGCCAGCGTTTCCTGCGTCTGCCGGACCTCGACCATCATCTGTACTCTTCCGGAAAACGCGCGGAATTTCTCGCGCAACAGATTCTCCACGCGGTCGCAGTAAACCAGCAGCGCCGGATACCGCGCCTGCCCGGACGCTTCCGCGATCTCATAGCTCACGTTCCTCGCCGTGATCGATCGAATCCCCGAGACTTTCAGCGTGGGATCGTTCGCCTGCATCGTCGTGATGCGGGCATTGACGCCTGTGGTTTCCGCGGTCAGCAGCGCCAGGACCTGCGTGGTCAGCGTTCCTGTGAATCCAGCCATCGTGTCTCTCCGGAGCTCAGCTGATCGTTGCCGGCAGCGGTTTAAAAAGGTCCGGAGCCTGGCCCGTACCCGGTGTCCTCGAACTGGAGGAGGCTCCCGGAACATAGGTGAAAGATGCCCCCGGTCCGACCGGCGACGTATTTTGCAGCGTCATCATCGCCAGCACCGCGCCCGCGTAGACGTTAAATCCGACGGCATTCGCCGGCGCATCCGTAGCCATCACGGTCATCAGATTGTCGGCCGGAACCGTGATCGAGCCTGGGGCGGAGGGCGCGCCCTCCTGCCCCGTCGCATTCACCCACGCCACACAGGCATAGAGGGTTCCACTGCTCTGCGACTCGCCCGAAATCGTCCCCAGCACCGGTAGCGCCGCTTTCGGCAACGGATCATTCACCAGGCCCACACCGTTCGCGACAAACCGATCCTTCGCCGCGCAACCCAGCTTCACGAACATGTCCCACTTCGCCTTGTAGCGGTCGATGAGCTGCGTGTACGACGCATCCCGATAGACCATCGCCAGAGCCTGCATTTTTTCCCAGCGCGAAAGATCCGTCGTCACCACTACCTGCCCCACAGTGGGAGCCGGCTGCAGCCGCGCGAGCAGTGTGGTCAGTTCCGATTGCACGTCGCTCATCGCCAGCTTCAGCTTCGAGGTGACGTTGATTCCCACCGTCTGCGCGGTATCGAGCAGTCCGGAATCCTCATCCACCAGATCGTCGATTGTGCACGCCGGGCCATCGGTGAAAAGCGCCATGGCTAGTTCCGCTCCCTTGTTTTGTCTTCCGCCTGGGGCATCACCACAATCTGGACGCGCCGCGCCGCCTCTTCACGCTCATGCTTCTGCCGCGCCGCGCGCAGTCCTTCGCGGAACTCGGAAGCCTCGGCGTCCGTCGCCACGCGCGCACGGCCTTCCGCGATCAGCCGCGCAGCCACATTGCGCGGCGCTTCGGTGCGGACGCCCTCTTTCCCGCCCTCCGGCGTCGCCAGGCTCACCAGCACCACCTCGCTGGCCTGTAATGTTTCCTCTGTATCCTTGACCTTTTTGTAATAAGACCGAACGTCCATCACTCATCTCCTGGTTTTAAAAAGAGCCGTGGCAGACCGGAAAATCCGGTCTGCCACGTGGGGCGGGGCTTCGGCCCTGCCGGCGGGCTTCTGCCCGGCGCTAGCTGTTCACCTGCACAGCATGGTTGTTCCGCAGCGCGGCGCAGCCATACAGCACGTCCACCGTGAACTGCTGCGAAAGAGTATTCGGCTGGTAGCTCATCGTCACCCGCATTCCGAAGTTCCCCAGTTCCGCATACTCCGCAATCGCGCCCGTTCCCGGCAGCGGCTGCGGCAAACGCCGAACCACCAGACCGATCGCGTCGCGTTCGAACGCCAGGTTGTGCGTATTCACCGGCGAGCTTCCGGTCGTCGGCACGAATTGCGAACGGAACACATAGAAGTCTTTGATCTTTCCGATCGTTCCGTCGACCATCGTCCTCAGACCGGCATCGCCCGCCGTCTGAAATTCGCTGAAGCGCGGAACCTGCCGCATCTGCGAATAAGTGTTGCTGTCGACCACCAGATACTTCGGACGGTTGGCCGGCACTTTCGCCTGAAACAGCGCCGTTTCCGCCTGGTCGATCACCGCTTCCGTAATCGGCGTTCCCGCCGTGCCAAGCGGCGTGTTCGCCGTGAACCCCGCGTAGAGACCGAGCAAATCCGATTCGATCCTCTCCGCGATCGCCGCAACGGCGGGCTGCATGTAAACGCGCAGCAGATCCGGCGCCGCCAGGACTTTCGTGACGTCCGGAATCTGGAACGTCGCTTCCACATGCGAGTTCAGAACGATCTGCGCGTTCGTGAGGTTCGGATTCTGCGCCTGCACGCTCCCGCCCTCTGCGATGTTATTCGCCACGAGCTGCGGCGCGATCGGCACATTCACCGTATCGCCCGCCTGCGCCAGGACGGGCTCGTAATCGCGATTCACCAGATTCCCCATCACCAGATTCCCGACGAGGGCTGGCAGCGCATCCGCCGCCACCAGCTTCACAATCGCGTTCGCTACATTTGCTGAAGTAATTGAAGCCATTCTTCTCCTTTTTTTCAAACAAAAAGGGATGGCCGAAGCCATCCCGTGTTCTCATCAGACTTGTTTTTTGCCTACCGCAGCGTTTGCGACGCGACCCGCAGAATCTCCTGCCGCGCCCGCTCCAGTTCCTCTTTACTCATCGACGGGCCAATCCTGTCAAAATCGACCGCCGCGGCGCCCGCCGGCGCGGTCTTCTGCGCTCCCGTCATCCCCGTCCCGCCGGCAATGCGCGCCGGCAGAAACTCCGGATTCTCTTCCACAAATCCCGCCAGATATTCCCCCATCGGCTGGTCACCGGCCATCATTCGGCCGTCCTCGCTTCGCGCAATTCCATCCTGCACGGCTCTGTAAGCAAGGTCGACCTTCACCACGCCCAGCCGCTGCAG